AACCAAAAAAGGACAAACACATGACAACTTTAAAAAATACAATTAATACAATAGCTAAAGAATTAGAAGACATAAACAATGTAGGTAAAATAATAGAAAATAGTTTAGAAATATCTTATATAAATGAAAATAACATATCTGATTTTGAAGATATAATATATAATAATGATACAAAAAAAGAAGAAATTGAAGATATAGAAGATAGAATTGAAGAATTAAAAGGAGATAAAGAAAATCTTTTATATGATTTAGAAGACTTAAATTATGAAGAAGATAAAAATTATGTAGAAGAAAGAACAGAAGAAATTGAAGAAGAAATAGAAAACATAGAAGATGAAATTGAAGAATTAGAAAAAGAAAAATTAACTATAAAATTAGATTTATTAGATGTAGAAGAAGAAGATAGAATTTATACAATTATTAGAAATTATAATATTAATGGTGATTTAATAGATTATATTTTATTAACTTTTGGAGGTCCTTATATAATAATTGATTTAATAGAAGGTATGATAATAGGGAAAGAATTAGGAAAAGAATATAAAAGATTAATACCATATGAATCAGAAGAATTTATAAAAGATATGCTTTTAAATTATTAAAAATTAAGTAGGTTATTTCCTACTTAATTACTTACTTCAATTTATACTACAACACTACTATACAACAAAAAACAATCACAAAAAAACTTACTTAACACTGTCAAAATATACTTACAATTTATTATATTTATATATAATTTTTTATTATACTACTACACTTTTAAATACAAAATAATAATAAACTTAAAATAACATTAAAGGACTAAAAATGTTTAACTATAAAAAAGAACTTAAAAAAATAACTTATAACAGTTTTATATATGATTTAATAATTAATAACCAAGATTTTTTTGGATTAAATAGACTTAAAGATTATAAAAAAGTAAATCAAAAAAAAGCAATATTGTTTATAGCAAATGAGATTGCAAATAATATGTTTAATTCATATAAATCAGATTATAAAAATTATGATGTAAATGAAGAAGCTAAACGTTTCAAAAGCAATGGACTTGGAATATGTCAAAAAAATTAAAATGACAAATGGAATGGACTTGGAATATGTCAAAAAAAATTCAAAACAAAAAGGAAATTGCTATGATAGATTTAACAAAAAAACAAATTGAAATAGAAAAAGCTCAAAATGAAGAAGCTAAAAATATATACAAAAAAAGATTAATTGAACAAGAAGATAAAGGAAATCTTGATATAACAGCAGAAGGAATGATTTTAATAAAATTAGGTCTTGATACTGTTGCTGATAAAGTTAGAGAATTCTTATTAGATGATTCATTTTCAACTAATATGAGAGGAAAACAAAACTTAATAAATTTTTTATCTAATGGTGATGAATATTTAATTTCTTATATTGCTTTAAAAACTTTATTAAGAACAAGTAAAAGTGATAAAGTTAGTTTAGTTAAAACTTCTGAAATGATTTCAGATGCTTTATTAGATAATAATGCTTATCAAAGTATAAAAGAAAATGATAAGAAATTATTTGTTACAATAGAAAGAAAATTTAAAAAACTAAAAGGTGTTAATAAGAATAAATTATTAGCAAAAGAATTAGATAACAAAAGAATGGGAATAGATAAGTCTTCAAAAATAGAAATAGGTAGTATAATTATTGATTTAGTTATAAAATCTGGTGCTAATATAATTGAAATAGAAAAACAAAAAAACATAAGAAAAACAAATACAATAAGAATAACAGATTATGCTTATTCTATAATTTTTGAAATAGCAAAAAATAACTTAAATAGAATAGATAACAATATGTTACCAATGATTGTTAAACCAAAACCTTGGACAAGTTTTTATAATGGTGGATATTTATATAATAAATTACCAATAGTTAAAGTAAGAGATTCTAAAATAAGAAACAAATATAAATCTGATTTCAAAAAATATTTAGATAAAGTTAATGCTTTAAATAAATTACAAGAAGATGCTTTTGTTGTTAATAAAAAAGTTTTAGAAGTATTAAATTATATAATAGATAATAAAGTTTATGATAAGAATTCTTCAAAGTTTTTTCCAAGATTAGTAGCTGGATTACCTGCTATTGATTTATTTAAAGCAGAAGAATTAGTTGATGGTGAAGAATATAAAGATATAAATGAATATTATAAAAAGTTATATGAAGTTAAAGAAGATTTAGAAGCTGATAGAAGTAGAACTTTAAATTTACTTAAAACAGTTGGAATTGCTAATGATTTTAAAGATTATGAAGAATTATATTTTGTTTATCAATTTGATACAAGATATAGAAAATATACACATCAAAGTTTTCTAACACCACAGGGTAAAGACTATTCAAAAGCATTGTTAAATAAAAAAGAATATGTAGAACTTGATGAAGTAGGAATTAAATGGTTTAAAATTCATACTGCTAATGTTTTTGGTAAAGATAAAGAATTATTAGAAGATAGAATTAAATGGTTTGATGAAAATATAGAATTAATTAAAAATGTTGCTGAAATGCCAATAGAAAATATGGAACTTTGGATTAATGTTGATAGTCCATTTGAATTTTTAAGTTCTTGTTTTGCTTATATGGATTTAGAAAATACTGGTAAAACTAATTTACCTATTCAAATAGATGCTACTTGTTCAGGATTACAGATATTTGCTGGTTTAATGCTTGATAAAAAAGGTGCTGAAAATGTTAATGTTGTTAATAAATATAATGAAAATGGAGTTGCTTTAAGAAGTGATATTTATAAAATAGTAAGTGATGAAGATAATAGAATGTTATTAAATGGAGAATATAACAAAACTATAACTATAAATAAACAAGAAGGAGAAAAAGAAACAGTAGATTTAACTAAAATAGCAAGTGAAATATCAGGTAAAATTGATAGAAGTATTGTTAAAAGAAATGTTATGACATTATCATATAATGCAACAAGAGAAGGTATGAAAAATCAACTTAAAGATGTAGTTAAAAAAATGAATACTAAAAATAAAAAGTTCTGGAAAGAAGAAGATTGGAAATTTGTTAGATTAGTATTAGATTTAAATGAAAAAAGTATGGATAAAAATATAAAAGGAGCAAGAGTAGGTCAGAAGTTTTTAAATGAATTAGCAGTTGCTAAGAAAGATTTTTTAAATTATAATACACCTTTATATTCTTGTCCTGTTTATTCAACTTCTTTTACTTATAAAGAAAAAAGAATTAATACTACAATTGGAAAATTAACAGTATTAGAAAAAACAAATAAAGTAAATACAAGAAAACAGAAGTCAAGTTTTGCTCCTAATTTTATACATAGTCTTGATGCTGAATTATTAGATTATGTTATAAATGAAAGTGAATTTGATATTAGTGCTATACATGATTGTTTTATAATTAATCCTAATGAAGCAGAAAAAGTTAGAGAACTTTTTAGAGAAGGTTTTATTAAAATGATGGAAAAACAACCACTTAAATTATTAGAAATAAGCAATGTTGAAACTGGAATAACAATTGAATTAATAAATGATTTAAACTTAGAAGATGTTAAAAAAGCAGAATATATATTATCTTAAAATTAAAAAGGAAATCAAATGAATTATAAAGAAATAAATAAAAATATAGATAAAACAATGGAAGAACTTTATCTTTATCAAGGTAAGGTTTTAAGTGAATTAAAAAAAGAGTTAAATAGTAAAATGTTTTATACACAAGCAAGAAAATTATTTAATATAGATAAAATGAAAACTAATAAACTTGTAGAATTTTATGAGTTAGTAAATAACAGTGAATATGAATTACCAAAAAACTTTGAGATTTTTATGTTAATTTATGATAAGCTTAGAAATGAAGACAAGAATGCAAAAGGTATATCAAAAATCTATAATATACTTAAATTAAGCAATGATTATATAACAAAAAATATTGTTATAGAATATTTTAATAATAAAATACTTGAAGATATAAGAAATAGAGGTAAAAAAAGATTAAGAAATAGAGTTAAAGATGTTATTGAAGATGAAAGTTTTGATATAAACCTTTTTAATTTTGATATTAAAACAAGAATAGAAAAAGAAGCAGAAGAAAAAGTTATAGAAAAATATAATAATAATACTGTTTATTTTTTCAAAGAATGGAATAAAGAAATTGGAAAACTTGATGAACTATTTGATGAACTTAAAGAAGAAACTTTAAAAGAAAATATGGATACAAAAATAATAGCAAAAATTTCTAATGATATTAATAAAATAAAAAAAGAAGAAAAAGTTAAACTTAAAAAACTAAATGAAATATTAGAATTTAAAAAACAATATGTATCTTCTCAAAATCATAGATTACATTAAAAATTAAAACAACTTAATATTTAAAAGCCCAATGTTGTATGTTTAATTACATATGATGTTGGGCTTTTTTGGTTTAATTATATTTTTAAAATACTTAAATGTATAATTAAGCTAAAAACTATACCTATTTTTATTGTTTTAATTTTTATACAGTATTTTATAACAATTACTTAAAAGGTATATCAGAAATTAGAAATAACATATAATTATTACTATTCTTATAACTATAATTATCTTAAAATTAAGTATATATTAAATAACAGGTATATAACTGAAATTAAATAACATATACAACTGCTGAAAGCAGTATAGTTACCATTACTGAATTCTACACAAAATACACTTAGACACTGTTAAAAAATACTAAAACAGTTAAAACAGTTAAATTTAAAAAAATAGTGGAATAGTGCTAACTCCCTAAAATAGGTATGTATAGTATATATATATTCTTATAGACAGTATTATATATAAAATAGTATAGTAAATAAAAATAATATATATATATATATATAATATAAAAAAATAATCTATAAGGAGTTTTAGCCATTTTTAGTGGTTTTCGTGTCCAAGACTTAAAAACAATGAAAAAATCATAATAATTTACAGTCTCATTATGTGTCTATATAAAAAAATATACATCATTTATAGTATATTTTACTTAATTTTTAACAATTCCTGTTAAAATATGTTAAAAAATATTAAAAATTAAATAACAAAAAAAAACAAAAAATAACATAGACATTAAAATTTTATCATTTTCATTTTTAAAAAATTAAATATAAAATACTTAAAAATTAAAAATAACTAATAAAAAACTTACAAATATATTAAAAATTAAATTCTGAATTTCTTCTTAGAACATAACATGAGAACAAAAATATAATATATTTATACATAAAACAACTTATATTTAGAGTAAAATAACTTATATTTGTATCAAAATAGATTATATTTAGAGTAAAATAAGTTATATTTAGAGTAAAATAAGTTATAAAATATAAACATTATATATATATAGTAAGCATAAAATAAGAAAAAAACTAATAAAATATAAACCTTATATATATATATAGTAAGCACAAAACAATAAAGATATTAAAAATAAATTCCTGAATTACTAATATATATATAACAAATAAAAGTATAAATAAAGTATAAATAAAGTATAAATAAAGTATAAATAAATAATAAAAAATAACTTAATATTAAACACTATACTATATAAATAATAAAATAAATAAAAGATGAAGAACTAAAACAAAGAAAAAAAAAAGAAAACTTTTCCAAAACAATAAGCACATTTCAAATTATAAAGAAGAGAGATAATTAGATAATTAGATAATTAATTAATGTTCGTTTAGACAAGCTAAACTCAACAGTCATTTTTGATAAATCAAAAAAAACTGAATATAAATTAGTTAGTAGTATTTATTTTAAATAATAAATATATAGTATTATATATATATAGTATAGTGTTTTACACAATATATGGAAATGAGATAATTCAGGAATTTTTTTATAATACATAGTTTTAGACAGTATTTTTAACACAATAATGTATAAAAAATAAATAGCTAATTATAATGATAATATCAATATATTTTAATGTTTTTATATTAAGTTTAGACACTATTAGAGAAAATACAGTGAGATTTTAATTAAGACTTAATAACAAGATTATTCCTTTATGTTTTGTTTTTGTTTTTAATTTCATATATTAATTCCTTTTAATATTTTAAATGTTATTAAGTCTTAATTAAAATCTCACTATAAAAAGGACAAACAAATGATTACAAAAAATGATATTAGAGTTTCAACAGAAGATAACAATTTATGGATAACAAAAGAAGCAGGTATATGTTTTAGAGTTAAAAACAGTATAAGTGCTGAGGAGTTACATTTATTTGAAAAACATAATAGAGATATTGATGATATTATGAAAAGAGAATTATTAAATAAAATATATGGAGAAATACAAGATACAGTAAATGAGTTACATAATATAGTAATGTCAAGTGTTAGACCAGAAACAGATACAAGAAGAATGGATGAATTATTTCAAAAAATATCAGAAATAACTACTGGTGGTGAATAATGATTGATTTTATAATTATTTCACCAATGTTTATAATAGTAGGATATATGTATTATTTAAATATAAAAAATATATATAATAGTGAAAGTATTAACAAAGAATTAGAAAATGAACAATGTAATGATTTGTTTATTATTGAAATTCAAGAAGACATAATACAAAAAAACAAAATATAACATTAATTAAAAAAGGACATCAAATGTATAACAATGAAACAAAAGAAGTATATTATATAAATGAAAAAGGTTTAATAGTATCAAAAATAGTTCAAGAAGATTTACCAGTTTTAGTAGTAGTAGAAATGAAAGAAACATATTTACATAAATTAGAAACAGTTAAACATGAATTAACTATAAGTGAATATAATACTTTTAATAATGGAATAAGAAGAAGATACTTTGTAGCTGGTAGTAGAATAGGTGAAAAAGAATTAATAATTAAAATATTAGAAGAAAAAGGTATGATAAAATGATTGAAGAAACATTAAAATTATTATCATATGATGAATTATATTTATTAAGAGAAGGATTATTATTAAGAATTGAAGAATTAGAAAAAGAATTAGAAGAAAATATAGAAGAAGAAAATAAATTTAATATATTAGAAACAATGGAACAAGATGATTATCTAATAAATCAAATGAATATTGCTAATTCAATGATATGTGATATAAATGAAACATTAAAAAACAAATAAAAAAGGACAAACAAATGGATATAACAGTATTAATAGAAAGTTTAAAACAAGATAAAAAAGAATTGGAAGAAAAAGTAAATAATTTATTCTATGCTAATTGTGATTTACAAGGTTATGCTACTGCTAAAAAAAATGAATTAGCAGAATTAAAAAGATATGTTAAAAAATTAGAAGAAAAAAATAAAGTATTAGAAGAACAAGTAGAACAATTATGTATGGAAAAAGATATGTATGTTAATGGTGCTATAAAATCAGAAAATGAAACATTAAAAGAAGAATTAAATTTAATGTATTTTGAAAATTCAGCTCTTAGTTCTTCTATAAATGAATTAGAAGAAAAACTTAAATTATATAAAAAATAACATAAAATAACAAAAAGGAATGATATGGCTAATTATAAAAGTTTAGAAGAATATGATAGGTTAATTAGCCTATCAGAATATGAAAAAGATATGGCTATTGAAGAAGAAAGACCTCATAAAATGTTAGATGATAAAATTAAAAAGTTAAAAGATACAAGAAAAAGAGCAGAAGAATTTAATAATAAAAAACAAAAGGAAGAAAACTTAATGGATAAAATTAAACAAACAAAAGAGCAGCAAGAAGAAATGATGGAAATTATTAAAAAAAAAATTCTGAATTTTACTTTATTTGAAGAAACAGGATTTAAATATTTCTATTCTATTGATAAACAAAAGTTACAAAGAATGTATATTAAAACTGGAATATGTACTGATATAACAAATATTAAAATGATGAGATTATTAGAAGAAGAGTTTGGAATAAATAGTAAAATATCAAAGAACCTTTTGAATTATTTTCCTGAGTTGCATTTAGATTTTAATCCACATAAAGAGCAAATATATTTAAATGAGCAAACAGGTTTAAATAATTATAATACTTTTATTAAACCAAAGATATTAAAAGAAAATGAGTTTATTAAATTAGAAATAGATGAAGGTGAGATTGAATTAAAAGATTTTGATTGGAGTAAATTTAAGTATATAGATATGTTATTCAGAAATTTATTTTATAAAGATGATAAAATGAGAGAACATTGGATGAATTGGTTTGCTTATATTTTACAAACATTAGATAAAACATTAATGACTTTTGTATTTACAGGAGCACAAGGTGCTGGTAAAGGAATATTATTTAAATATATAATACAATATGTATTTGGTAAATATGCTATTGAAATAGATAGTAAAAGCATACATAGTAATTTTAATAGTTTAATGGAAAATAAATTATTTGTATGGGGAAATGAAATTAAACAAACTGATAAAAATAAAAGAGATGGTGATTATAATGTTTTAAAAACTATTATAACTGATAAAGATTTAAGAATTGAAAAGAAAGGTGTGGATTCAAAAATAGTAGAGAATTTTTTTAACACTTCATTTTCTTCTAATGAAAGTAATCCTTTACAAGTTGAAGTTACTGATAGAAGATATAACTTTGTTGAAACATTTTCTGATATAAAAAAAGTATATGAAAAAGAAGGTATAGGAATAGATGAAATAATAGATGGTATAGTTGAAGAAAGAGAAAGATTTATAAAAGATTTATTAAGAATTAAAACTGATAAAAAGAAAGCTAATAATGCTTTAATGAATAATAAGAAAAGAAAAGTTATAAATGCTACTGAAAGTTTAAGTAATAATATAGTTAAAATATTAAAAGACAAAGATTGGGAATTATTAGAAGATTTTGTATATGATAACAATGAAGAAAATTATGAGAATAGTGCTTTTATACAATCTATTAAAAATAGTGCTGAATGTAATTATATAACTAATAAAGATTTATTAAAATTATATAAAATGTGTTCAACTATTGGAGATAAAATAACAGATAATGCAATAGCAAGAATGTTTAATAATGATTTTTATAATAGTGAAAAGAAAAGAGTTTATATTAAAAATAAAAAAGAAACAATAAGAATTATAAATAAATATGAAGAAGTAGATTTAGAAAGAGAATTTGAGTTTGATATAGATAAAGAAACAGGACTTGTTATAGGTAATAAATAAAAAGGATAAATATGGAAACAGTTTATAATATGAAAAAATTATTAAAAAAGAAAACAAGAATTGGTGTATTAAGAAATATGAAAAACTATGTTGCTATAACAGATGAAGTAGCTCAAAGTTTTATGATATTAATATTGAATTTTGAAGGAATAGATGAAAACTATTTTGAAGATTTAAAAAAACATTATAATAAACATAGATATGCTCCAAGGTTTATATTAACTAATTTTAAAACAGAAGAAGAAATAGATAAATATATAAGAATATTAACATATTCAAAAAACAAAGCAGATTATTTTTTAACTTATAAAGATATAAAAAAAGATTGTGCTGATATATATGAAGAAAAAGAAATAGATGAAAATGGTAAATGGGTTGATTTTGATAATTATTATAAAGAAGTAAAAGATAAATGTAACATAAAATATTCAATTAAAATTGAAGATTAAAAAAAAAAGGACTAATATGAAAACAATTAAAAAATACATTAAAAATAAATTCCTGAATTTGATTATAAATATAGCATTATTATTTATAATATGTTCAAGAAAAACATTAGAAATACATAAATATTTAGAGAATAAAAATGGCTAATTTAAATATAAAAAATAAAAAAGAAAAAGAATCAACTATATTTACACCTGATGAATTATCATATTATATATATAAAATAATAAGAGAACAATATTATCCAGAAATTATATTTGACCCTTGTATTGGAGTAAGTGGTGGTATGACTAAGTATTTCAAAAAAGAAGGATTTAAAATAATAGGTGCTGATATAGATGAAAATTCAAAAGAAGTATGTGATATATTTTATCATAAAAGTATAAAAGATATTAAAGAATATTCAAAAGAGTTTAAACCTGAATTAGTAGTAATGAATCCACCATTCAATGGAAATGGAAGAAAAGACTTATTATTTCCACATTTATTTTTAAAGAATATATTTGAAGAATTTGGTTATGATATGAAAGTAGTAATGATAACAGGTGATAACTTTTTAAATAATAATAGAAAAAAATCAAAAAGATTAAAATGGATAAGTGATAATAATATAAATATAACAAGTATAATGACTTTACCACTTGATATTTTTGATGGTGTATTATTTAATTGTCAAGTATTATTTTTTAATATGCCAAAACTTAAACCATACTATATATTTGATATAGATAAAATATAAAGGACAAATATGAGAATAATAAAAATAAAGTTACCAATAAGAATAAGTGATAGACCAAAACAAGAGAAAGAAGGAAAGAGAAAAAGAAGAGAACCAAAGAAGTATTTTTTGAACTTAAATGTTTATAGAAACTTAAATATGCATGTTAATAATAATTTAAAGATAATGTTTAAAAAAGAAGTAGTTAAATTATTAGAAGAACAAGGAATAGAAAAAAACTTAAAATTAAAACATATTGAAGTTGATTATGAATTATTTTTTCCAGATAAAAGAGGAAGAGATATAATGAATGTAGGAAGTATAGTGGATAAGTTTGCTTTGGATGCTATTGTTGAATATGGAATAATAGAAGATGATAATTATAAGTTTATAAAAAGTCAAAGTTTTAAGTTTGGTGGGTTTGATAAAAATAAAGAAGGTTATGCTATTATGACTATTAAAGAGGTGTTAAATGAAGATATATAAAAAAGATTATTGTAGTGCTATTAATGAATATATTGATGGTGTATATATAGGTGATTGTTGTAAAAAACATGATAATGAATGTGGTGAAAAAGGTAGTTATGGAATATTAAATTCAGTAATTATTTTTTACAATTGTTTAATAAATAGAATAGATTTAACAAGAACTATTATTATAGTTTTTGGTGGAACATTGTTTTATATATTAAAATATCCATATTTAGCATATAAAAAATATTTATATAGAAAAAATAAAAATAAATAAAAAAGATAAAGGACAAGTTATGAAAAAAATTATATTATTAATAAGTGGTTTAATGTTATCATTAAATTTAAATGCTTCTATTATAGAAGGAAATGAAATTAAATTAAAAGTTTTAAATATTGGAAAACAATATGATAGAGTTATTAGTTGTTCTAAACTTCCAACTGAGATTTGGATATTAGATAAATTTTTAGCAAACTTAAAAGATTATCAAATAGTTGAATGTGGTGAATATGAATATATTGCTAAAACAAAATCTTGGTATAAAAAAATTAGATAAGGAAAACTTATGAAAAAAGAAATAAAAGAAACAATGATAGATGATATAGTAGAAGAAAATATTTCTAATTTTATACAAGATATTGAAAATAGTAGAGATAAAATAGAAACAATGTTAGATAGAGGTGAAGTATTAGCAAAGAGAGCTATTAAACAATTAGAAAAAAATAAAGAATTTAAGATTGAAGATGAATATGATTTTAAAATGTTGAAAATGTATGTTAGACAAGGACTTAAATTAGAAGAGTTAATATAATGACTTCAAAAGAAAAGAAAGTAAAAAGAAGAAGAGAAAGAAGAAGAGAAAGTAAAGTAAGATTAATAGAATACAAAGGTGGAAAATGTGAAGATTGTGGATTAGAATATGATGGAACTAATCCTTATGCTTTTGATTTTCACCATATTAATCCAGAAGAAAAAGAATTTAGTTTATCTGCTAAAAAAGATTTATCATTTGATAAATTAATAAAAGAAGTTGATAAATGTATGATGTTATGTAAATTATGTCATAGTAAGTTTCATTTTTATAATGGTTGAAACTTTCATTCTTTTTAGAAAAAAAACAAGAAGATGAGACACTATTAGATAAGATAGTGTTTTTTTTTCTTTAGAAAAAAAGGAAAATTAAATGGATATTAATAAACTAAAAGATGGATATATATATTTCAAAACAGAAATAACTAATTTAGAAAGACAAAAAAAAATTAGATTAAAAGAAATTGAAGATATAAATTATAACATAAACAGATTATTTTTTGAACTATCAAAAATTGTTTCTATATTAGAAAATGAAAAAGATTTTGATTTTAAAGAATTTTTAGAAAATACAAAGGACATATAAATGGAACAATTACCACATAAAACAATAGACTTTATTAAATTAATTGAAGAAGAATTTGAAGATTATTTTGAAACTGATATAAAAAAAGTAGGAACTCCTGAATACTGGAAAAAAGCTGGTATAATTGAATATATTAGAAAAATTAAAAGTATTTTAGAAGCTAAGGAATAATATATGGAAACCAAAAAATATGAAATAAATTTTGATGAGTTTTCAAAATTGCCATTAGAACAAGAAGATATTGAAAATTTTAAAAAAAAATTAGGAAATAATGTATATTATTATAAAGATAATGAAATAATTGGTTGTATAACTTTTACTTTTATTGAATATGATACTGTTTTTATTTCAATGATAAAAAATAGCAATGATTTTCCAAAAAAAATGTTATATGATGGTAATTTATTTATTAAAGAATTTATAAATAATAAAGATAAAGTTTGTTTAAAATTAAATAAAGATAAAGAAAAAGTTATAAAAATGTTAAAAAAAAGATATAAAACAGTATTAGAATATGATAATAATGTTGTTTTAATAAAATAAAGGAGTTCATATGAGTGGAGTAGAAGAAGCAATGATAGTTTCTGCAATAATAGGAGCAGGAGCAACTGCTTATAGTGCAAGTCAAAAAGCAAACATTAAAATGCCAAAATCACCTTCTGCAATGGATACTGGTGATTTAGTTAAAACAAAACAATCTGATAGTTTAAATGATGAAGATGTTAAAAAGATAAGAGAAACTTCAAAAAAAGCTAAAACAGGTAACTCTCAATTTCAGGTTGATTTAAAAAATAAAAAAACAGGTATAAATACTACTTCTGAAAGTGGATTAAATACTTAAAGGAAAACAAATGGAAAATAAAAGAATAGCAGAAGAATTATATAATAAACTTTTGCCAATTAGACAAATGTATGAAGAAAATTGGTATGAATGTTCTAAATTAACACTTCCATATGTTTATAATGGTTTAGAATCAAATGAAACAAGTGGAGAAAAATTATATGTTCCTTATAATTCAATTGGAGCAAGTTCTGTTAATAATTTAGCTTCAAAATTAATGATTAATTTATTTCCACCTACTAAGATGTTTTTTAGATTTTTACCTGATGAAAAACAATTTAATCAATTAGATGAAAAAGGTAGAAGAGAATTAGATAAAGCTTTAACTAAATTAGAAAATGATTTGTTACAAAAAATAGAAAAAGATGCTATTAGAATACCAATTTTTGAAGCATTAAAAAATCTTATAATAACTGGAAATAGTTTAGTTTATAAAACTAAAAATTCTTTAAAAGTTTTTAATGTAAGTGATTATGTTGTTGAAAGAGATTTTAGTAATAACTTATTAAATTTAGTTATAAAAGAAAAAATTGGAATTAATTTATTATCTGATAATTTAAAAAAAGAATTAAATGAAGAAGATTTTGATAAAGAAAAAAATGTTACATTATATACATATGTAAAAAGATTAGATGAAAATAATTATGAAGTTTCTCAACACATTGGTAATTTAGAATTTAATGTTGAAAAATATACTGCTGAAAAATTACCTTATATGGTTTTAAGATTTAATACTATAAATAACAGTTATTATGGAATAGGATTAGTAGAACAATATTTAGGTGATATTAAAACTATGGAAATATTAAGTAGAAGTATATCAGAAGGTTCAGAATTAATGAGTAAATTAATAATTGGTAGAAAACCTGGTATTGGTAAAACTAATTTGAAAGATTTACAAGATGCTGTAAGAAAAGGAAATGGAAATATAATATATGGTGATGTTGAAAATGATTTAAGTATATTACAATTTCAAAAGAATGGAGATTTTAATGTTCCATTTCAATTATTACAACAATTAGAAATAAAAATAGCAAAAGCATTCTTAAATTTTAGTGATAGTGTTAGAAATGCTGAAAGAGTAACAGCAAGTGAAATTAGAGCAAATATAGTTGAAATAGAAAGTACATTAGGTGGAGTTTTTGGTGTTCTTACACAAGAATTACAATTACCATTATTAAAATTAATGTTAAATGAATTAAATCCAAAAGCATTAAAATCTATTGATTTATCAATAACTACTGGATTAAATAGCATAAGTAAAGAAAAAGATTTACAAAACTTACAAACATTTACACAATCTATTGCTCAATTTGGTGGAGAAGTTATTAATCAATATCTTGATATACCTGCTTATTTTGATGAAGTTGCTAATGCTCTTGGTATAGATGGTTCTAAAATATTAAAATCAGAAGAACAAATACAACAAGAAAATGAAGCTCAACAACAAATGATGCTTCAACAACAGCAACAACAACAATCACAACAACTAAATAATGAAGCACAAAAGGTAAGAAATGGAAAATAATAAATTTATTGGAACTTATAAAGAATATTTAGAATGGAAAAAAAACAAAAAAGGAAATACAAATGGAAAATCTAAAAGTGGAAACAAAACAAGAAGTACAAAGTCAAGAAACACAAGTAAATCAGAATAGTGAAAGTTTAGAACAAGTAACTTCTGATTATAAACCACAAGTTGAAGAAAAATATGAAGTAGAAGGAATAGAAGTTTCAAAAGAAGAATATGAAATGTTAAATAAAACTGGTGAAACTGAAAAAAATGAAGAAGTTGTTTTACCATCAGAAGAAGAAAATATAGAATTACCTGAAAAATATAAAGGTAAAACACCAGAAGAAATATATAAATTAATGAAAATTGAAGAAGAATATTTAAAAAACAAAAAAGAAGAAGTAACAAATAAAGAGGACACTATTGAAGAAACAAAGTCTGATGAAACTCAAAAAACAGAACAAAAATCTGAAAAGAGTTTAGAAACTGTTGCTAATGAATGGATAAATACTGGTGAAATATCAGAAGAAAGTATGAAATTTCTTGAAGAACAAGGTATTTCAAAAGAACAAGTTGAAATATATAAAGAAGGTCTTACTCAAAAAGCAAATAGAGAAGCAAATGAATTGTTACAAGAAATTGGTACAAATATAGAAGAATATAAAATAGTTAATAATTGGCTTTTAGAAACAAAATCAGAACAAGAATTAAAAGAATTCAATGAAGCAATTTCAAAAGCAGATAAAACTACTTTAAAATTTATTCTTAAAGGTGTTTATAATGAATATAATATGAATAATCAAAAACAAAACACACAAGAACAAATTTTACAAGAAAATATACATTCTAATCAAAGTGTTAATAAAACTTCAAATATTTACAAAACAAAAAGTGAATATTATAAAGATGCAAGAGATAAAAGATATGGTAAAGATATTGCTTATACAAATGCAGTTGATAAAAAATTAGCAATGACAGATACAAGTATATGGTATAGATAAAATTAAGTAAAAGTTTCAGGGTTTAATTAAGTGTAAGTTTTTAAGTCCTTTTTGTGCTTACACTTTATTAAGCCCTGAAGCTTTAATTCTACGGAATAAAAAAAGATGATGGATAACTTAATTTTACATATATTACTTATGACGTCAAAAAAAATAAAAAAATTAAATTAAAAAAAACATACATTAAAAATGTATATAAAAGGAAAATGATATGGCATTTACTATTACAAACCCAATAAACACTGATGGTGTTTCAGCAGTTCCAGGTAAGGACAATAGAGATTTAGGTTTAAAATTATATTCTAATATGGTTTTAGAAGCATTTGATAAAAAAAATGTAGGTAGAAGTTTAGTTACTTATAGAATGATAACTTCTGGTGTATCTTCTCAGTTCTTAGTTGCTGGTGAATTTACTGATGCTGATGTTTCTACTCACACTCCTGGTGCTGATGTTGATACAAAAGTTTTAAAATATGATGAAGTTGATATTAAAATAGAAGATAAATTATATGTATCTACTATTGTTGATAAACTTGATGAAAAATTATCTCATTTTGACCACAGAGCAACTCTTGCAAGACAAAGAAGTTCTGCTTTATCTGATAAATTAGATAAAACTATATTCACAACTATTGATGCTGCTATTTCTGCTACTCCAAAAGCTGGTCAAAAGGCTGCTACTGTAACAGTTAATACTGATATTGCTAATGCTACAACTCTTGAAGAAAAAGGTAATGCTATCTTAGAATCAATATTTGTAACTGCTGGTGATTTCAATAAGAAAAATGTTCCAACTGAACAAAGATATTTTGTTACTACTCCTGATAATTATCAAGCATTAGTTCTTGCTACTAAATCAGTAGATAAAGACTATACAAATGGTAATGGTGGTATAGATGAAGGTTCAGTTATGAAAATATCTGGTGTTTCAATTATATGGACTAATAACTTACCAGGAACTGCTGATGTTGAAGGTTATATGCTTACTCCTGATGCTGTTGGTTTAGTTTCTGCTATGGAAGTTGAATCAGAAGGTAACTATTTACCAGAGAAATTAGGTTGGTTATTAACTGATGTAATGGCTTATGGTATTGGTGTATTAGATACTACTCCTGTTGGTGTAATTAAATCTGCTTAGTCAGATAAACAATGAAAGCCCTTTTGGGCTTTTGTTCTTAAGCAAAATATTAAAAATAAATTTCTGAATTTTGTTTTATACTTATATAATATATAATAAACTTATTATTAAAATAATGTATTAATATAAAATAAAATTAAGAAATTAAATAAAAGGAAATACAAATGGCAAATAACTTACTATATGCACAAAATAAAATTAAATTAGTAAATAAATGTTTAGAGGCAATTGGTGAAATGCCATTAGAAGATGATACTTTAACAGAAGATATAACACCAGGAACTGATGCTTATGTTGCTTTAAACTCAATTAATGATGCAACTCTTGAAGTTTTAAATGAAGGTTGGATGTTTAATACTGATAAAAAAATAAAGTTTATTCCTGATTTAAATGGAAAAATAGGAATACCTTCAAATATACTAAATATTGATGGTGGTAATTATAATAGAAAAGGTGATTTAGTTATTAAAAATGGACAATTATATTCTATTTATAATAAATCATTTGAATTTGATAAACCAGTTTATTTAGATGTTGTTTGGTTTGTTGATTATGATAATATGCCAATTAATGTTTTTAATTATATTGGAGCAAAAGCTTCTAATAGATTTCAATCTAAAATAATTGGTGATAAAAATATGTATCAAGTTTTGGCACAAGAAGAAGCTGAATGGAGAATGAAAGTAGAACAAGAAGAATTTAGAAATCAAGATTATTCTCTTGTTATTAATAAATATAGATAAAGGAAAATTATATGAGTTTATTTAATAGAACATTGCCTAATCTGGCACAAGGTGTTTCAAAACAATTTGTTGAAAATAGATTTGAAACTCAAAGTGAAGAGATGATAAACTGTATTCCTGATATAACAAGAGGAATTTTAAGAAGAAATCCTTTACAAAAATTAGAAAATAGTATTTTAATTAATACAAAAGGTGAAACTATAAATCCTAATGAATATTATTCTTACTCTTATGAAAGAGGTTCTAATAGAAATGAAATGTATATTATTTTATTAGGTCATAAAGAATGGTATGTTTTTGATTTTAATGGTAAAATTGTTTCTGATTATTTGATGTATGAAGAAAATTCAGAAATTAATTTAGAATATCTGTCTTGTATAGATGAATATGGAATATTAAGAAGTCCTAATGAAGTTTTTGAATTAATGACAGTAGGTGATTATACTTTTATTTTAAATAAATTATTTACAACAAGAATGAAAAATAAAATAGATGGTATAGAGAATAGTCATTTGAGAACAGCAGTATATTGGATTAAACAAACAGGTTTAGTAGCTGTTCAGACACATCCAGATAGTGGAACTGTTGTTTTTGAAGGACATAAATTTCATTTAAGATTAGGTGAATCAAAAGGTGGAGCACAAGCAAATACTAATGTAAAAACAACAGATGAAGTAGCAAGATTTATACAATATGAAATAAATGGAAAAATAGAAGATAATGGAAATATATATAATACAGAAGGACCTTATTATAAAGAAGGTTTTAAATGGGAAGTATATACAACTAATGATAATTGGATGGGTGGAACTAATGAATATCATTTAACAGTTTATTGGAATGGAAAAATATTAAAAGAAGCTAAAAGTTATAATTATGATGAAATATATGAACTTAAAGAATTTTCAATTGGTGATGAAACTTATAAAAAAGGAAAAAAAACTTCTAATTATTTAGGATATGGTGGTGCAAGTGTTGAAGGTTATAAAGTTGAAAAAGAATTATTAATAGAAACAAATGCTGTTGAAGGAAATTGGCATGTAAGTGGTTCTATATTATATAATAAATTAGCAAATATTGATGATAGATTTGAATGGGATGATACTTTTGGAAACACAGCAAGTTTTGGTTTTAAAGGTGAAGTAGCAAAAGCAGAAGATTTACCTGAAAATTTACCAGAATCTTTAAATGGATTATTAGTTAAAGTTGGTAATGGAGAAGATACTTCATATTGGTTAAAATGGAATAATTCTGCTTGGGAAGAAAGTTTGGCACCAGGATTAAAAAATAATATAGATGAAAATACTATGCCACATGTATTTATAAGAAATGATGATGGAACTTTTAGTTTTGGTTTTTATGGTAAATATGATGGAACTACTAATGAAAATGGTGAATTAAATTTATTAAATATTAGTAAATGGAAATATAGAGAAGTTGGTGATTATGATACTTCACCAAATCCTTCATTTATTGATAAAAAAATAAATAACATGTTTTCACATAATAATAGATTAGGATTATTATCAGAAAATAATGTTATATTATCTGAAACAGCAGAATATGGAAGTTTTTTTCCTACTACTTTAATAAATATACCTGATACTGATGTTATAGATTTAGCAGTTGCTACACAAGAAGTTACTGGTTTAGAAAGAGCTTTATCTATAAATAGTAGTATAATATTATTTAGTAAATCAAGTCAATTTACTTTATTTGGAAATGGTGGAGTATTATCTCCTAATAATGCTGAAATTGTTCAATTATCTAATTATGATTATAATGATAAAGCAAAAGCTTTACAATATAAAGATAGTATAATTTTTACTTCTCAAAGTGGAAATGGTAGTAATATACTTTCATTTAAAATAAATAGTATATCTAATAATACTTCTGCTGTTGCTGATACTTTAAATTCACATGTTAAAAATTATATAGATTATGATATAACTAAAATTGTTTCTAACTCTAATTTAAATTATATATTTATATTTTCTAAAAATAAACCAAATGAAATAGTAGTTCAAAATCTTGAATATTATGGTGGTAATATGATACAAAATGCTTTTCATAAGTGGAAATTTTCAGTTGATATATTAGATATAAACATTTTAGATAATTTTTTATATATAGTTTCAAGAGATTTAGATTATATGTATATTAATAAAATTGATTTATCAATTCCAAAAGATATAAATATAATAGAATATTTAGATAAATATAGTAATAATTTAGAAAAAACTTATAATAGTGAAATACATTTTAGTAAGTTTTATATAAAAGATGAAAAAAATAATGGAAATAAAAGAGGAAGACTTCAAATAAAAACACTATTATATACAATAACAGAAGATAGTTATTATAAAACTTTTATAACAAATTTAAATGTTTTAAAAAGAAGAAACTTTGATAATTTTGTTTTAAATAAAGATAATAAATATAATGATGAAGGAAATTGGTGTGATTATCAATCAGAAACTTTGATAGAAGATTGTGAAGGAACATTAGATACAGTTTGGTTTGATTTAAATAATTTTAATTTTAGAGAATATATAAATGATGAAAAAGTAACTGTAATGGGAAATAATGAACAAATACAAATAAAATTTACAAATAATGAAGAAAATCCTACAAAAGGTTTTGAATTAGCAACAGTTAATTATGAAGCAAGTTTTAATAGTAGGTCAAGGAGAATTTAATGGTAAGCACAAAAAAATTTATAGTTGATGGAAACACTAAAAGTTTCATATCAGATTTTATTATTAAATCAGAAGAACATGTAAGAGTATATATTTATGAATATAAACCTGATTGTACTTTTGATTGTGAAACAATAGGTGATAAAGGATATTATATAAGACAAATTGATGCTCCATTATCAAATGACCTTGTATCAGTTGAGAAATATGAATTAATAGATAATAGAATATCTTTTTATAATAAGTATATTCCAAAAGGTGGTCTAACTTTATGGATAGAAGTAGCTACTAATAGTGATGAATTTGGGGATATTTTAACTACTCCATTAGTAGAAGAAGCAAAAAAATCAGCAGAAGAAGCAAAAAATTCATTAATTGAAATAAAAGAAATAGAAGAAGATTTTAATGAAAAATATTTAGGTTCATTAGAAACTGAACCAACAGAAGGATTTATAGAAGGAAGTATGTTTTATAATAATAATATAAAACAACTTAAAATATATAAAGAAAATGGTTGGGAAATAGTTCCAACTTTTGAAAATTTATCTGCTTCTTGGAAAGATGTTACTGGAAAACCTTTTAAAAGTGTTAAAGAATATGGAGCAATTGGTGATGGAGTTACTGATGATACATTAGCAATACAAAATGCTATTAATTCTGGTAATCCAATATTGCTTGAAGTAGGAAACTATTTAATATCAAATACTTTGATAATTAAAAAAGGAACTATAATATATGGTTTTGGAAAAGGTAATTCTATAATAACATTAGCATATGGTTCAAATTGTGATATGATTAAAAGTGAAAATTTTGATAATTATACTGGTGGAGAATATGCAAATGTTTGTCCTACTGATATTATATTAAAAGATTTTTCTTTAAATGGAAATTATTTTGAAAAAGGTTGGTTAGAAGAAGATAATGTAAAAAGAAACACTTCTGGTGCTGGTATAAAACTTTATGCTCGAAGATATGAAGTAGATTTACATATATTAAATATAGCTGGTGTTGGATTTTATACAGAGTGTTCTGGAAGTGAAGGTGATGATAAAATAGCAGGTTTAAAAGATACAAATATAAAACTTTATGTTTTACAAACAGGTAAAGAAGGAGTTATATTCAGAGGACCTTCTGATATTATATTTGAAAAAGGATTTGTTGGTTTAGCAGGAGCATTAACAACTGATGAACAAGGTGAAATAGTTCCTACTTCTGATTATTATCCAGATACAAATAGAATAGATGGTATTGTTTTTGATAGATATTATGATACTGATTTAGCTAAATATATATATCAAGGTAGTTGTGAAATAGGAAAACTTCATTCATATGGATGTTGGAATGGTTTAGGTATAAATACTGTTGGAAAACCAAGAATAAAAGCAGACCAAATAATTTCAGAAAGTAATTTAGGTGGAATGTATCTAACAGAATATACAAGAACACAAATATCTAATTTAGCAATTTTCAATAATATTGGTTATGAAAATGGTAAAGGTGATAATCCTGGTTTTAATCCATTTTTAAAAATAGATACAAAATATTCTCCTTGTGTTATATCAAATTTAGAATTATATAGAACATTATATGGTAGTGGTGAAGATGCTTTACAAATAAATGGTGGTAATATAAGTATAGAACAATGTTCTTTATTTAATTCTACTGATGCTGATGGTAATAAAAGAGCAGGTAATGGTATAGTTATAACTGGATATAATAATAATATAAGTTTTATGGCTAATGCTGTAAATGGATATGCTCTTGTAAGAGATACAGTTAGTAATTCTAAAAGAAATAATAGAATAAGTGGGAATATTATTGGATGTCCTTCTGGTGATGAAGCTAAAACAATAGGATTTAAATCTATTGGAACACCAACAAGTGAATTAATAGATTTAACAATGGAATTATATGATGATGATATTCCATTTGAAGGTGATGCAGTTGATGAATATGGAAGAGCACAAAATTGGAATATAGTTGGTAATACTTCTAATTCAAGATTTGGAACAAGAATTAGAAAAAATATAACTGCTGGAACTGATTTTGATGAAACTATAACTGATGAACAAGTAGTAACAATTCCTCATGAATATTTATATAAACCTAATTTTATGAATGTAAGTTTTACAATAGGTTATGATACTGGTGATATTAGTGATGGTGAATTTGATTATGTAAGATTAAATAATATAACTGATACTGATTTAGTATTTAAAATTAAAATGAAAACTGCTGCTACAAGTAACAATACAAGAATAATTGTAAAAATAGATTAAAAAAAATAAAGGAAAACAAATGTCAATAATAAACTTAACACTTAATGAACTTAAAAGATATGATGAAGTAGAAATAGAAGACAGCTTTATACAATTTAGCTGGGTTCAAAATAGGAAAATAGGAAGTATTTATATTGATTTAGATTCATATACAATATATGATGAAAAATACAATAAAATAGATAAAAAATATTTAACAATTGTTGAAGGATATACTTCTGAATTTCCAAATACACCTATTTATTTTGAAATAAGTGAAGATTATACACTACCTGAACCAGAAGACTATTATAGTAAATGTTATATAGTTTCTAAAAAAACTTATGAAAATGAAAAATTAAATAATAATTATAAAATAAATGATAATTTATATGAATTAGAAGAAGAATTAACAGGAGAAATTGAAGATTTACAAGAAAATTCTTTTAATCCAGAAGGTATAGAAAAAGTAATATATCCATTGAATGATTTTGGAGTTGATTTAGGTCTTTGGACAAGACATTTTAAAGATTTTTATGTAAAAAAAATATATTCAACTGATAATATTGAAAGTGCTAATAATTTAGTATTAAAACAAGGTACTTCTACTAATAGAGTTTATTGTAATTATAGTGATATGATTAAAATAAAAGATGTAACAAATAATGTTTATAAACAAAAAAGAATTATTGGAACAACTGGTGAAAATCAAGGAGATGTAGTTACTGTTCCTCATAATTTTTCTAATCCAAATAATATAATTGGATTGCAATGTATAGTTAGAAATGCTGATGGATGTGGTGTTATACCTTCTACAAGTAGAACAAATTATGAATATGAAGTAAGATATGATTCTGATAATATAATTTTAGAATTAAAAACTGATAATTCTGATTATCTTACTTCTAAACCATTTGAAGTTGTTTTAACTTATAAATAATAAGGATAATTATATGGAAACTCTAATACAATTGCTTCCACTTATAGGTGGAGGTGTATTTGGTGCTGTAACTAAATTAATATCAATGAAAGCACAAAATAAAAAAGAAGAACAACAAATGATGATGGCTTTATTATCAAAACAAAAAGAAGCTATTAGTGAAGTTAATAATTTAGCAGTAAAAAATCAAGGATTTTCTTTTGCAAGAAGAACTATTGCTTTTTCAATAACTGCTATAATAGTTATAATTGCTATTATACCATTATTTGTAGAAACTTTTCCAATAAATGTTTTAGAAAAAGTAACTACTGGTGGAGAATATATTTTTGGATTAATAGATACAAGAGAAACACATGAAACTTGGGTTAAACTTAAAGGTGCTGTTCTTGTAAAAGAAGTTGGTCTTTCATTTCAAGCAATAATAGGTGCTTATTTTGGAGCAAGTATAGCAGGAAGTAAGTAATTTTACTTATTTCCTTATTTATATTTAAAAAAAACAAAGGATTTTTATAATGATATTTAAAATAATTTTAGTAATAATAATTATATTATTTAATACAGGTTGTTCTATAAAATATAATTATAAAAATTCTTCATTTAAATTTGAAGAATTCAAATATACAACAACAAAAGGGATTAATAAAAAATATAGTGTTATATATAAAAGGAATTAATATGGGTTACTCAAATGATGATTTAATAATTAAAATAACAAGATTAGAAGATTTTCAAAATAAATGTGAATTGGATATAGAAAGAATAAAAATAAAAGTAGAAGAAGAGGTAAATGAATTGAAAACTATAAACTCTGAATTGAAAAGAAATCTTGATAAAATAAATGGAACATTAGTTAGAATTCAATATACATTAATAGGTGGAGCAATAGTAGTAATATTATCTGACATTGGTGTAGTTGAATTTCTTAAAAAATTTTTAAAGTTAGCAATGTAAATGTTATGATAATATTGTATTTTTTAACTTTAAAATTATATAGAATAGACACTATTAGAGATTATTTTAATAATCTTTAATATAAAAAGGAGATAATATGTCTTATGATTCTTATGGAATGGTTATAGGAAGTGCTGTTGGTTCAATAAATAGTATCATGCAACAAAAAAGTATTAATGATGCTCTTGAAGCACAAGCAGAATATAATAATAAATTATTAGAAATGAATGATAAACTATTAAGTTTTAATCAAAGTGCTAATCTTAATAGAGCAAATGAGGCTATTATTTCTTATTATAATGATATTGAAAAGCAAAAATTTGATTATAAACAAGAAGCAAATCAAAAAATAAGTGGTATGAATAATAGACAAATGTCTGGAATAACTGCTGGTAATACAAAAGAAAGAAAAGTTCAAACTGCTTATAGAGAAGTTGGAAAAAATGTTGGAAAAATAGAAGATAATGGAGAAAAAGCAATTGTTCAAATATTAGAACAATCAAGAGCTGATAATGAAAGACTTCAATCTGAAAAAATAAATCAATATAATCAAACTCTAATGAAGAACGCAAGTTTAAAAGGGCAACAAATTTCAGGTCTTAATGCTGCTTTAATGACTGCTAATAGTTCAACTTCTATGGCTTATCAAGGTTATAATATTGGTAGTGGTATTGATAATTTAACTACTATAACTAATGAAACAAAACAGTATGATGGAAATTATACTAATGATACTGAATATAATTTATTAAGTGGAACAGCAGGAATTAAAAATTCATTATTAATAAATTATAATATATAAAAAATTAAAGGATAAAATATGGCAGATGTAAATTATAAAGCAATAAACTCTCCAAAGAGTTTGACTTTAAATACTGACAAAATAGTTGAAACAAAACAACAAGCTCAATTATTTGATGGTATTATAAAAACTGAAAGTAATGCTGTTTCAATTGGAACAAATTTAGTTAATACTTTGACTAAACAAGAAGAAATAGAACTTAAAAAAAAACAATATGAAGCAAATTTAGTTGGTAAAAGAGATTATTTAGAATTTGAACAATCTTTAATTGGAAAAACTGCTACTGAAAAAGAATCTGCTATATTATCTAAATTTTCACAATTAGGAGCAGATGATGTTCCAGTTGAATATAGACAACCATTTGAAGCTAATTTACTTAAATTACACTCAAATGTAAAGAAAGAAAGAATAGTTGAAGATACTGAAACTGCTTCTACTATGTTATCTGAAAGAATTAAAACTGATTTTGATTTAGGAAAAGTTGATAATACTTTATTAGAAAATAGAGTATCTGAAATATCTGAAATTTTACCTGATATTGATAAATCACAAGTTGCTTTTGAAGGATTAAAATCAATAGCAAATCATTCAATAGAAGATATAGTTAATAAAAATACTGATGTTAAAAGTTTTGATATAGAAGGATTTGTTAATAAAGATGGAAAAGATTATATAGAAAATAAAACTGTTAATATGAAAGTTCCAAAAAGTGTATATGATTTTAATGAAAAATATAATGAAAATATTTCAAAATTAAATGAAATGTTAAATTCTAATAAATTTCTTAAAAGTAAAAATAAAAATACACAAAAAAGACTTAATTCACTTTTTAAAGGTTTAGAATCACAAAGAAAATCTGAAATAAGTAAAATAAAACAATTTAGTGAAGATTTTTTAAATGAAACTTCTGGATATGGTCAAAAAGTTTTTAATTCATATCAAATAAATCCAGAAGAAATGAAAGAAGTTATTTCAAATACTTGTTATAGAAATGATGGTTCAATTGATAATGATTGTTATGTTAAAAAAATGTCAGATTATAGTAAAAATTATACTGATAGACAAAATCAATTAGATTTAATGGAAAATTATTCTGATAATATACATATTGGAAATATTCCTTCAAAAAAACAAGAATTCGCTTATAATTTTTATGAAAACAGAGCAAAAAAAGATATTGGTGAAATATTTTTAACTGGTAATACATCTAAAATAACTAAATATGTTAATTCTGCTGGTTTAATTAAAGAACCATTAAAAGAAATAATTATGAATAATTTAAATTCTCCTGATTTAAATATGAGAAAAAAATCAATTGAAACTTTTATGAATCTAAAAAATAGCACAGAAGGTAATAATATTTTAAGTAAAACATTAAAACCAGAAGAAAGATTTAAAATACAAGCTACAAGTGATATTATTAATTTTTATAAAGGTTCAACAGAAGAAGAAATTATAAAACATCTTGATAATATAAATAATAAAACTATTAGTTTAAATAGTAGAGAAACAAAAAATCTTAAAGAAGAAATAAATATTCCAGAAGATATGACACCTTCTCAACAAAGTTTTTTTATTAAAGATTATATGATTGCTGTTGAAAATGGAACAGGTGAAGAATGGAAGAATAGATTTGAAGATTTTGAACTTAAAAATAAAAAAGAAATTGGTGATTATACATTTTTAACAAGAGATAACAATTTGGATTATAGTGTTACAGGTTTTAAAGATACTGAAAATATTGAAGATTTCAATAATTATATTGGAGAATATTTAAAAGATTATGAAAATATAAAAGGTGTTAAAATTTCAAAAGTAAAAGTTTTAGTTTCAAATGGAAAAAATCAAAAACTTCAACCTATTGATGAATATGGAAATCCTACTGGAAATCCAATTGATTTAAAAGATATAAGTTTTTCTTATAAAAATAATATAAAAAAAGAATCAATTGAAGAAGAAAAAAATAAAGATAACATGTTAAATGTTATTGGTAGAAATATTGAAGAAGATTTTCATATAACTATGAATACTATTGGAAAAAAATATGAAGAATTTTCAAATAGTTTATCTGATTTAAAAACTAATATAGATGAATTTGAAAAAAGTAAATTAATTAATGTTAAAAAAAATGAAGAAATAAAAACTATTAATAATACATTTATTAAAACTTTTTCATATGACAATAATACATTGAAAAAAACATTAAGTGGTATTAAAGATAATGAACTTATATATACAACTGACAAAGAAAAATATTTTAATATTGTTTTACATAAATTAAATGATAATAATTATATAAGAAAAAGAGCAATAGAAATACAAGAAGAAGAAAAAAAACATACTAATAATTATAATGATTTAGAATTTTGCACTAAACAAGCAATTGAAGAAACAAAAAATGTTCTAAATGTTTTAAAAAGTAACCTAAGATATAATGAAGGATTACAATAAATATAAAAAGGAAAATAAATGGATAATAAAGAATTAAAAGTTAATGGAGAAAGTTTATCTTCAATTGAAAATAAAAATAGTGAAGAAAACATTATAACAATTGAAGAATTAAATAATAGTGATTTTTTTAATAAAGAAGATAATTTTATTCCAAACAATAATAATTCTTTATCTTCTAATAATATTCCTAATATAAAAGAAAATAAATCTACTTTAAAAGAAATAAAAGATGTTGAAGAAACAAAACCTTATTATAAAAATAGATATGATGAACAACCAAAAGGAAAAGTAACTTCTACTTGGGAAGATGCTTTTAATGTTGTTAATCCTTTTGCTATTGATTTTAATAATGTTAATATAGAAGTTTCTGATAATAATTATGATGACAATTTTGATAAAGAAAAATATTTTGAAGATAATCAAGTATCAGAAGATGAAAAATTATTAATATATAAAAATGCTCATAATGAACAATATGCTGATAGTTTATTAAAAAGAAATAGAACTTATCAAGAAAGTTTAGATAGAATAGGTGCTGATGATAGTATAGCTAAATATGGAAAAATGTTAATAGCAGGAACTATTGACCCTACTATACTTGTTCCTTTTGGTGGAGCTGTATCAAAAGTAAATTCACTTGTTAAAGCAAATGAATTATTAACAAGAGTTGCTACTACTGGTTTAACTTATGGTTCAATTGGTGCTATTACTAATGTTGCTTCTGAAAGTTTATTTGATTTACAAAATCTTCCAACTGATTATACAAGTGCTGCTACATTAGGATTTGTATTAGGTGGTGGATTACCAATGATTGGTGAAGCTGTTTCTTATAGTATGTTTTCTAATAAAATAGCTAAAAGTTTAAGAGAACCTTCTTTTGAAGAAAAGCATTTAGAACAAGATAATGAAATAATTCAACATCTTGATGAAAATGGAGAAGTTTCACATACTGAATTTGTTAAAAAAGATGATACTGAATATGTTGAATATGAAGATAAAAATGGTAAAATTAAAAAAAGAAAAAAAACAAAAGCAGAAAAAAGAAGTGAAGAAATTAATTCACTTGATGATGGTAGTTTAAAATCTTCAAGATTTATACCACAAGTTTTAAATTCTTTATCTAATAAATTACATGAAGTTAAAGATAAAACTACTCAATATTATATTAGAAAAGCTGTTGCTCCTACTGTTTCAGCAAAAGATAGTAATGGAAACTATATTGTTAAACAAGAAAGTGTTGAAGATTTAAAAACTTTTTATAGAGGTTTTGAGCAAAAATATCATTATAGAAATGCTGTTTCTTATAATAATGCTGTTAAAGATGGTTATTTTAATGGAACAAAAGAAGAATGGGATACTGGTGTTAAATTAGAAAGAGATAGATTAGAAAGTTTAAGACAAAAAGATATACAAGAAGAATTAAATACTTTTAAAAACTCTTTAGAAGAAGAAAATACTATTAATAAAGAAGAAATATATAACAATGAATTACAAAGTTATGCTGAAAATGTTTCTAAAAAGAAAAATATACCATTAGAAAAAGCTTTAAAAGATAAAAGTATTATTAAAAAAGCAAAAACTAATACTGAAAATAAAGTAAAAAAACTTGAAGAAAAACTTAATAAAGAACATGATAAAAAAATTTCTGAATTTCGTAAAGAATTAGAAAAGAAATATACTTACAAAGACTATTTAACAAGAGATAATACTTATTATAATGGTATAATAGAAGCAAATAACTTTTTTGAAAAGTATAGAAAAGAAGGAATGAAGTATAAAGAAGATTTCAAAGATATAGATGGAAATGGTTTATATAATCCAAGACAATATGATTGGAGAAAGATAGAAGACATAGATGAATTTACTTTAAAGAATATATTTAAGAAAGCAATGGAAGAATATAAATCAAAAGAAAACTTAGAATTAATTAAAAATCCAAAAGAGTTTGATAAAGTTCTTGATGAAATAGTTCAAGAGTTTAAAAAGAATGCTAATAAAAAAGAGTTACAAGAATTTATGGAATTATCTGGAAGACAAATAGATGGGTTACAAAATATTAACCATTTCTTAAAATCAAGAAAATATGGTTTTGATAACTATGCTTTAAAAGATATTTTAGATAATGATATGAATACTATAATTCAGAAATATAATTTTAGAATGGCTCCTGATTTAGCTTTATCAAAACAATATGGAACTTCTAATATTAAAACTATTAAAAATAATTTAGTTAAAGATTTAGAAAATAATTCTAATTTTGATAAAAAAGAAATAGTTAAAATATCAGAAGATTTTGAAAAGGTACTTGAAAACTTAACAGGTGTTACTTCAATGAAAGCTAATTTAAAAAATCCAAATGCTATGAGAATAGTAAGATATGCTGGTATGTTTAATACATTAACATTAGGTGGTAAGTTTGGTTTAAATACTGTTAATGAAATAGTTAATGGTTTAGTTGCTACTCAAAGTAAAGAATTACTTTATAAAAACTTTGGAAAACAATTAAAAGATACTGTTAATATAATGAATGGTAAAGAAGCTGATAGTTTAAATACTGAATTAGTTGAAATTATAGGTATGTCTCCTGAGTTAGTTGATAGTCATGTTTCTATGAAAATACAAGATAATGATTCTGTATTTAGTTCAAGTAAAATTGAAAAAGTTGCTAATAAATTAGTAAATAGATTAATGACTTATAATGGTATGAAAGTTATATCTGGATATTTTCAAGGTATAGTTGCTGGAAATGCTTTACAAGATATAAGAAAGTTTGCTAAAATATTAAATGAAGGAAAAACTTTATCTGATAAACAAAAACTTTTAATGTCAAGATGGGGTTTAGAAGAACAAGATATTTTAAATTTAAATAAAACAATTAATAATAATGCTAAGTTTAAAGAAAATGGAACTATTGAAAAATTAAATCTTCATAAATGGGAAAACTCTGATGAGTATTTAAAAATGTCAATTGCTATAAAAAGAGCAGTTGAAAGTGGTATAATGAGAGGTGATAGTATTCACTTACCACAATGGATGCTTGAAGGAAGTCCTATGGTTAGATTAGCTTTTGAATTTTTAAGATTTCCAATAATTGCTACTCAAACTTTATTAAGAAGAGGTATGCAAGAAGATATGGCAGGTTTTGTTGCTTCAGCAATTGGTGCTTCACTTGTATTTGTAGGAAGTAACTACTTAGTAGAACAAGCAGAAGTTTCAATTGGTGTTGTTGATAAACATAAAACAAAATATAATATATTTGAAGATGAAGAACAATTTAAGAAAGCTTTTTTAAAATCATTAAACTATGTTGGTTCATTAGGTGCTACTACATTAGCATATGATAAAGTTATGATAATGTTAGGTTATGGTTCTTTTGGTAGAGAATATGCTGATGATATTTCAAGTTTATTTGGTGTATCTGCTTCAAGATTAGAACAATTTAAAGTTCTATTCCATAATTTATTAGAAGGTAAATATGACAGCGAACAAACTTGGTATGTATTAAAATCACTTACACCTTTTTTATCACTTCCAGTTATAAGTGAAGGTGCTAACTTATTAATAAAAAAATATGGAGAATAATATGGCAAAAGCAAGTAAAAAAACAATTGAAGATTTACATGGTAAATTAGCTGAGTATTATTTAGATGTTTTAGAAGATGATATGGAATTATCTTCTGGAACTCTTAATGCAATTAATGCTTTTTTAAAACAAAACAATGTTGTAGCAGAAGAGATTGAAGAATCTCCATTTATGAATATTCATAATAGACTACAAAGTTTAATAGAACAAGAAAATGGAGAATAACAAATGGCAAGACAAGAATTAATAAATGGTATGAAAGGTTATGATTTTAGAACTTCTATAAATGAAAATTTTATAGAATTATATAATCAAACAACTTCTGTATCAATAAAAACATTATATGAAAGCAATTCTGATACAAATGTTTTCAATGATATAAGTAAAAATAAAGTTGATTTAATATCAGTGACTTCTGAAATTGATTTAGATAACATTAAAACATTTGATAATGCTGATTATCTTGAAACAATAAACCAAGAACTTTCAAAAACAAGTGAAGTTACTTTTAAAAAAATAAATATAACTGATGGTTTAGATTTAAAAGAAAATGTTGTTAAAGTAAATTCAAATACAATAATTTCAGATGAAACTGTGTTATTATGTGATACTTCTTCAAATTCTATCACTATAACTTTGCCTGATGCTATTTCAGGTGAAAAATATTATGTTAAAAAACTTAATGATAATGGTGATGTTGATATAATTGCTAATGATAGTGCTTTAATTGAAGACCAAAGCACTTTAACTTTAACTGCTAAATATGCTTCTGTTACTCTTGTTTGTGATGGAACTAACTGGTATGTTATATAAAATAAAAATTAAAGGAAAAATATGAGTTACCAACCAAATAATACTTATAGAAAAAATGATACATCTTTTGATGCTTGGGGAAGACCAAAGACTTATACTGATAAGTCTTTATTTCATGGTATGTTTTCTTATGACATACCAGATAGTTTATGGCATATTAAAGAAAATAGTTCATTATTACTTAATAATGATTTATCAAATAAAGTTACTTCTGATATTGGAAAATTATCAATAGTTTCTGGTGATTCTAATGGAGATAGTGCCCAACTTATATCTAAAAGACATCCAAAATATCAACCAAATAGAGGACATTTGTTTTCAACAGCATTAGGATTACCTTATCCTACTTCTGCTGGTGTTAGAGAATTTGGTCTTTTTAACGAAGATAATGGAGTTTTTTTTAGATTAAAATCTGATGGAAATTTATATGCTGTTATAAGAAGTGATGGAACAGAAACAAGAGAAGAAAAAATAACAATACCTTTTAATATTGATTTATCAAAAGGAAATATATATGATATTCAATTTCAATGGAGAGGTGTTGGAAATTATAAATTTTTCATTGGAAATCCTGAAAATGGAGAAGTTACACAAGTTCATGAAGTTGTATTTTTAAATACTTTAAGTGAAAGTTTATCAATATCTAATCCAGCTATGCCAGTTCAATTTAGAGCTGTTAATCTTGGAGATAATGTTAAAATATGGGCTGGATGTGTTGATGTTACATCAGAAGGTGGAACTTCTGAAAACTTAGTGTATAATTCAATAGCAGGTGGTGGTATAGGTGGTTATGCTGTTCCTTCTTCTGATGAAGAGCCTGTTTTTGCTGTAAAAGTTAATAATACTTTTAATGGTAAAATAAATACAAGGGATATATCTTTATCAAGAATAATAACTTCTTGCAATGATGAAAGTATTATATCTATTTATGTAACAAAAGACCCTGCTACTCTTGATGGAACTACTTGGACTAATTATGGTTCTTCTGATAATATACAATTTTCAGAAGGTGGAGATATATCTTTTGATGATACTAATACTAATACTAAAAGAGTATTATTAACAAGAGTTGAACAAGATTTTAAAAATGAACTTAAAAATCCACTTGGACAATATGGTTTATTTTATTTAACTGCTGGTGATTATATTTTAATTACTATAAAAACTGCTTCTGGTAAGAAAGTATGGACTACTTTTGAATTTGGTGAAGAATTATAAAATAAAAAATAAAAAGGACTAATATGGAAAATAATGAAAATTTAGAAATTATAGATGAAGAACAAGATTTAGAATTAAAGAAACTTAATGAAGAATTAGAAAAAATAGAAATAGAAAAAACACCTGAACAATTAGATGAAGAATATCTTAAACTTCTTATGAATGATTTTGGTGTTTTTCTTACATATGTATTTTCTTATATAAATTTACCACTTCCAACTCCTGTTCAATTAAGACTTTCTGAAATATTAGGTAAAAATCCTGATAGATTAGTTCTTAATGCTTATAGGGGTTTTGGTAAATCTATAATAACTGGTATTTATGCTGATTGGAGATTATTAAGAAATTATAATGAAAAAATACTTATTGTATCTGGTAACAGTTCAAAAGCTAATGAAATTAGTTCATTTGCAAGAAGACTTTTAGATATAATACCTTTATTAAGACATTTAGCTCCTTCTGCTGATATGAGAGATAGTGTTGTTTCTTTTGATGTTAGAGGTGCTGATACTACTATTGCTCCTTCTGTTAAAGTTACTGGTATTTTTGGTGCTTTTACAGGTTCAAGAGCTTCATTAGTTATTGCTGATGATATAGAAACTCCTGAAAATTCTCAAACACAAGAAGCAAGAGAAAAACTTTTAGCTAAAACACAAGAATTTGAAGCTTTATTAATTCCAGAAATGAAATGTTCTATTATTTATTTAGGAACTCCTCAATCTGCTGAATCTATTTATTCTTCTACTGGTGAAAACTTAGCTACTAAATATAAAAAAATAGTTATTCCTATTGAAGTTCCTAAAAATCCTGAAATATATGAAGATTGTTTAGATGAATTTGTTTATAAAATGGGAGAACCTGGCTCTCCTGTTGATGTTATTAGATTTCCTAAACCTATTATTTTAGAAAAAAAAGCTGGTTATTCAGAAGCTGGTTATTCTTTACAGTTTATGTTAGATACAACTCTTTCTGATGCTGAAAAATATCCTCTTAAATTAAAATATTTAACTGTTTTAACTTTAAATTCTTTTAAAGCTCCTGCTGTTATTAATCATTCTAATTCTCCTGATTTTAAAATTAAAGAATTATCTAATTGTGGTTTTAATGGTGATGGTTATTTTAAACCTTCTTTCATTTCAGAAGAAACTATTGAATATGATTATAAAATTATGGCAATAGATAGTTCTGGTTCTGGTAAAGATGAAACTGCTTGTGTTGTTTTAGGTGTTCTTAATGGAAATGTTTTCTTATTAGATGTTTATGCTTCTACTGATGGAGCTTCTGATTTCACTATGTTGAATATTGTTAAAACTGCTAAAAAACATCAAATTGAAAAAATTATATTAGAAAAAAACTTCTCTGCTGGTGTTTTTACTAAACTTTTAGAAAAATTCTTAATTAGAGATTATAACTGTCCTATTGAAGAAATAGTTTCAAAAGGTCAAAAAGAAACAAGAATTATTGAAACTTTAGAACCTGTTCTTAAAAATAACCAATTATTTGTTAATTATGATGTTGTTTTAGAAGATGCTAAACTTACTTCTGTTGGTTCTAAACTTTCTTCTTACTCTTTATTCTCTCAATTAACTCATATTACTTATGATAGAAACTCTGTTAAACATGATGATAGACTTGATGCATTAGCTATGGGTATTGCTCAAATTAAAGATGCTCTTGTTGTTAATCAAGATGAAGAATTACAAAGATATAAACAAGAAGAAATGGAAAGATTTCTTAATGAAAAAATATATGGTAAATATAATAATAATTTCAATACTATCTTTAATAGATAATTTAAAAGGACACTTAATGGAAATATATTAAAAATAAATTCCTGAATTTGTCTCCTTATATTACCTATTTTACCATACTTATTAACTACTTTACTACTTTAAGGAGATTATATGAAAAAAAAATATACTTTACATACTAATGATTTTCTTTATATGAAATTATATGATATGAAAAATGATATTATAAAATATAAATATAAAACTAAAAAGCATTTTGATACTATTAGAAACTATAATAAATTACTTAGAAAACTTAAAACTATTGATAAAATATTTACTAATGTTGATAACTTATTTGATGATTTTGATTATTATTATTCTTTTAAAAATAAAAAAGTTTGATTTTGTTTATGTTTTTATTACTTTTATTACTTTATGATATTGATAATATAGAGTTTTTTGATGATTTTAATTGATTTTTATTTATTATTTATTTATTTTTGTTTATTATTTATTTATTTTTGTTTTTTTTATTGTTAAATTCAGAAATTAATTTATAATTTGTTTGTTATTTGTTTATAAATATACTATAAAATCTACTGTAAAATCTACTGAAACCAAAAAATGGTAGAAAAATCTGAGGGGCTATCTCTTCACGGTGTGAAACAAGTTTCCCCCTGTGCGTCGTGGTTTCCTAAAATGTGAAAAAAATTTTTTTGCTTTTTGTATTTTGTAATTTCCATTTTTAAAAACTATATATTTATTATATTTTGAATTTATTAAAAGTTTTATACTTTAAAAAATTATATTTTTTATTGTGTAGGACTTTTTACCTTAAGCAGTTTGTTATATTATTATTTATTTAAGAAAAATATAAAAATTTGATTTTTCTTTTTTTTCAATTTCAAAACTTTTATAATTTATTTAAAATTAAGAGCACATTTATTTTTTTTCTTTTATAATATATATAGTTAAAAAGATAATAAAACAAATTATAAAAGTTTTGAAATTCTTTTTAAATTAAGAAGACATTTTAAAAAAATCTATTATAATAATAGTATAAGAAGAACAAGATACAAAGACTTTTAAAAGAATTATAAAAGTTTTTAAAATTAAGAAGACATTTTAAAAAAATCTATTATAATAATAATAGAACAAAAACAAATAATAAACATAAAGGATTACACATGCAAAACATAACAAAAGAATATATAAGCTTAACTGAATATACAAAAGAAGAAATAAACATTGAAACTATAACATTAGAAATAGAACATATTAAAAGATTAGTTGAAAATTTTATAAAAGGTAGTGATATTAATAATTATTATATTTATTCTGAAAGGTTAGAATATGCTATAAATTTTAAAGAAGAATTAATAAAAGAAATAGCAACTGGTTTTTTAATTTAATTAAAAAGAATTTTAAAAGTTTTTAAAATTAAGAAAACTTTTTTAAAAAATCTATTATAATAATAATAGAACAAAAACAAATAACAAACATAAAGGATTACACATGCAAAACATAACAAAAAAAGAACTTAAAGAATACACAATAAATAGATTAATTTTTAACGATATTGATGGTGATTATTTTTATAATATTTATTTAAATGAAAAAGAATATTATGAAGATTTTGAAGATTTTTTAAATAATTATTATGATAATTATAATGAAGAATTTAAAGAAATAGAAAAAAAAATAATATATAATATTAATAATAATATTTATTATTTAGATTAAAAAAAGAATTATAAAAGTTTTTAAAATTAATAATATATTTTAAAAAAAACTATTATAATAATATAAATATAATATTTAAAGCCTTAATTTTTTTAAGGTTTTATAATGTTATTTATTAAAAATTAATGGATAACAAAAACAAAACAAAAAATTAAAAAGGTTATATAATAACCAAAAAAGGACAAACACATGACAACTTTAAAAAATACAATTAATACAATAGCTAAAGAATTAGAAGACA